GGCTCGAGCTTTACTAACCCATCAAGTTAAGAGTTAGCGATCTCGAACATCCGCTGATTTATACGACATTTTTCATCGTACGCATCTCGCGGGCAGCTGTCAAATATGCCAGCTGCTAGTGTGTAGATAGATATTTTCGCATATCCACGTGTACCTCTTACAACATCTCCGTCACTCGGTGATAAAGGAACAAACAAATTTTTCAATTTGTCGTCCTCACCTCGCACGTAGATAGAGTAAGCTGGATACACGTAATCCCCAGACCGACACTTATTAAAGCGTCGAGGCTTGAGGGTATATGTATCGAAAACACCTCCTCCGTAACCATTCCGTATGCGAGTCCTAGAGGTTCTAAGAACGTGATCACCAACAAGGTGACCGTCTCCGTAACCATCAGGGCCCCACAAACGAATAGGTTCAGGTATGAACAACAGAACTGCCGTCGCGAGTTCAAACTCGAAATGACGAACAAACCAGTTGTGCATATTGAAGAGGGTACGACCATCAATTATGTTGTGAAGATAAAAGGGTCGAATATCTAAACCCGAAAAGAAATCAGCGCCACATGACTCCCTAAAAGGGCCTTCGGCAAATGTCTTTGCTGAATTAACAACAAATCCACAAGCTTCTAGCACCTTAACTAACAGGGGGTACACTTCTACGGGACATATAATATCGTCACCGTAAACACTGACATCAGTTGGTTCTACATTCAGGTACTTACACGTTGAAAGTGTAAGGGAATAGAAAATTAGAGTCTCAAGTTCAAAAGTATAGGCATTGCCCATACTCGAGAATTTCTCGAGCTCAATAACTCTATCCTTATATTTTACAACCGGAGATCTGCACTCGTCAAGAAGACAAGCCCAATCATAGGGAAGTAAACTCCATACAATACCGCGAGAAACCGTATCAGAAGCACTGCTAAGATCTATAGTTGCCAGATTTCCTGACAACGATCCTTTGCGTGCTAAATCCTGATTCCTCGTTTGATCATGTAGATCCATTCCTGCAATCTTCAACCGTTTTTTCATCGTCTTACCTATTGCCTTCTGGATTAAACCATTCAGGACGGGCTCGACAACGATGGAACGATGAGTCTTACAGTTCTTGGGTACAAATGCTAGTTTCCCAGGGACAATATCCACACCAACAGTAAACGATTCTTCTGTTTCTGCTGTAGCGTGATGAATACTATACATCGCCATGTTTTCCAAAACATGATGAACGATGGGTACAAGATTCATACTACACTCTAGACTGCTCGATAGCTTAATCCTAGGATTAGCCTCGAGTGAATTAGTGCTGGTGGTTGCTCCAGGACCGAAACTGTAATCAAAAGAGTCAAGATCCGGTAGGGGTCCAAGAATTTTCGCGATTTTTCGCTCAGTATGGTGAAGTACCACACTTACGTCACTATCTAGTGAAGCTAAATTCTCAAGCCTTTTATTGGTTTCCTGACATAACAGTTCGGATTCATCAAATTTGGACATAGCGACTGCTTCTTTATTTATACCTAAGTCAATAAAGTCCTGTTTATTCAACAGGGCCTGAATTTGTCGGGCATAAAGGAAGTCTGAAGCTGTAAAGGCCCACGTGTAATCGAAATTAAAATCGATTACTTCCTGCAAACGGCCGTCTCTCACGAGATTGCACAGTTGCAGAGAAAGTGGACCACCAAGTTGTGAACAAACCCTGGATAGCGTGTTAATGATATGTAAACACTCATCAACGGAACGTTTTATTAAATACGACATATAAACCTCCTTAAAGGTATAAGGAATTCTGGAATACCAGAACCCGTCGTTAACAAAAACTAAAATACCTTGCTTAAGGGTATTTTAGTTAGGGACAACCAAGCCATTGAATAACTGGACAAGTGGTGCCGCAGACGCGGACCAACCTGCACCAGCAGTAGCTTGGGTTAGCGTACCGGAAGCAGTCACTGAAGACGCTCCCTGACATAAACCAACAGCCATGTTTAGAGCATTCATGCGATCCGCACTGGTGCTTCGTTTATCCGCGAACATCGTAATGATGACCGGGGTAACGTAAGCAACACGAGGCGGTGCAACATAGCCCGATGATGTCCCTGACGCGCCGAGTGTTTCCATAGTGGGAACTTCCAGCTTCGCAGTTATTTTGTAACCGCCATTCTTCTGCTTCACAACAGATACTGTCAACCGAGGTTGACCATCTAAAGGTATAGCAGAGTCATTAGCCCTCCAGAAAGATTCTGGATTATCGCTAATTGGAATGAGCGTCCACTCTTTTGGGGTGGCTGCGTCGTCTTTGACAAGTAAATTTGTCATTGCGCTCATGATAGAGCTCCTATAATAAAGGTGAATCTGGTGAAAACCGCCAGTAGATTGCTATTAAGCATATTAAGGTTGATGTTTCAATTTTAAATATGATGGTTACAGACCCACGTTAATTTCTAACGCGGGGCCCGCCAAGCAACTCTTGGACAAGCAACGCAAGCGCATTTTTTAGATGCACAGGCGAAGCCGCATCCACAAGTGGCCGGAGAACAGGAAGAGGTATGTCCAAGGCCTTAAAGCCATGGCCTACAGTCCTTTCATATTTGATGGTTTTCTGGTGAGTATACGAGCCTTTGTAAAAACGATAATTAGGGTTAGCTTTATTTAAAGCACCCGTCGTTCCTTCATTGACGATCGATACTTCCTTATACCATCTACCGGTTAATTGCGGTATGATGTTCAGGGCGTCCAAGTACGTACTGATCGGAATAAACCAATCTGCCACGAACGAGTACGGTAGTACCTCCCAGGCCACTCCAATTGGATCTTCAAGACCCAGAGAGCGTTCCTTCGTAAGTACCTCCTCCCACTCATAATGAATTGATTGCCGCAGGGTACTTTTACCTGTGGCTTCATATATGGCAGGAAAGACTGAACAATTTATGCCAGTAACTTCACGGAAGGTTCCAACTCTAATTTGATCGCGTCGAGGGGCATTAGTGAGCTTAACAAAAGCTCTCTGTGCTTCATACGCGTCAGACAGAAGAGGAAGCCATCCATATTGAAGCTCAAGCCAGCGTCCTGCTATGTCAGTGACACGCAGTTTACTGGTGTGCTTGGAAACGCCTAAACGGCGAGCTGCTGAAGAGAGATTCCCTTTTCGCAGATCCTTAAAGACGCCACCTATGGTTCGGGTTGTCCCGACAATCTGTTTAACGAGTTGGTGTGATTCACCAGCGAATTTCCCGACATGTAAGTCGTGTCCTCGCGCTTTTGAAGCCAACTTTCCCATTAATTTGATCGTATCGTTGTTCGATGGTGCAGTAATGGCCCCAGGAAATGTTAGCGTTAAATACAAATACGCATAATCATCACTAGGATTACCAGTCTGCTCATCAACATTAAAATGGTAGGCATTCCATTTGGAACGCTGTTGACCATTAACGATCTCGTATCGGCCATCATCGCCAACCCACACTTTATAGTTGTGGATCAGGCCAGATAATGAACCTTTACTACCCATAGTCATATCAACCCCCTTATGGGGTTAGGAGGACACCACGAAATTGTAGTATCCGAGACCGGTTTTATTCCGGTCAATGTCATGGACTTTGAAAAATATCCGGGAGATGACATTAACTTCTCCACAGTAGTCCGTTCTAGTAGCAATCCACCCGCCGATAGTGCAATCAGAAGAAGTACCCATACAATAATTTTCTTGAGACCTAGGAGGAAACCTCCAATAGGCCCATTAAATCTAAGTAGGATACATACCTGATCGTCACTCCGACGTCGTGGATGATTCCTTGAGTCATTCATGACTGCACCCCTCATTTGAGAGGACAGTACAGAATATTTCAACATGGTCAGTATCAACTTCAGAAAATAAGAAGTCGACAACCTGATTTAGCTTGGCGCCAGTGGCATCAGGATAAAACGAACGCAAAAGATCGAAAAGGTCTTTACGTCGTCCTTGAATAACAAGCAAATGTATAAAATGCATGTATTCTAAAATTGAAATAGTCATAATGAATTTCCTCAAGTAGTTAGCTAGAC